CATAGATTTAAACACAGTACAAAAATTCAATTACCAAGTAGGTTCTTACTTTGGTAAACCATGTCAAATAGCAAATTATTATAATAAAGATAAAGTATTAGTTGCACAAAAATTAAGATTCCCCGACAAAACATTCAGATGGATAGGTGATGCAAAAGAAGCTTGTTTGTTTGGACAGCATTTATGGCGTGATAAAGGTAAGTTAATTGTTATCACTGAAGGTGAAATAGATGCCTTAACCATTTCAAAATTAAATCAAAATAAATATCCTACAGTAAGTATTAAAACAGGAGCAGCAGGTGCAAAAAAAGATATTCAAAAAGAACTTGAATGGCTTGAAAGTTTTGAATCTGTTGTTTTAATGTTTGACCAAGATGAGCACGGTCAAAAAGCAGCAATAGAAGTTGCAACATTATTCTCACCTAATAAATGTAAAATAGCATCTATGCCACTAAAGGATGCTAATGAAATGTTACTTGCTGGTAAAATAGCAGAGTTAACTAATTGCATGTGGAGCGCAAAAGCATACAGACCTGATGGTATTATATCTGGGGCTGACATGTGGGATGAAATAAAAACTGAAGATAAAACTGTAAGTGTCCCTTATCCATTTAAACGCCTTAATATTAAGACCCATGGTTTACGTAAAGGGGAACTGGTGACTATCACTGCCGGCAGCGGCGTTGGTAAATCTAGTTTTTGCAGACACGTTGCATTACATTTATTAAAAGAAAATTATTCAGTGGGCTACATAGCCTTAGAGGAAAAACCTAAAAGAAGTATATTAGGTATTATGGGAATTGATTTGCAGAAACCTCTGCATTTAACTAGAGAAGGAGTGAATGAACAACAACTTGAAAATACTTTTAAATCAATTATTGGTAATGGGAAGCTTTATTTATATAATCACTTTGGTTATTCCAGCTCTGATAATCTGTTATCCAAAATAAGATACATGGCTAAAGGATGTGGAGTAGACTATGTTATTCTTGACCATCTACACATGGCTTTGTCTGCACTAGGAGATGAGCACACTAATGATGAGCGTAAACTTATTGATTACTTTGTATCTAAATTAAGAACTTTAGTTGAAGAAACTGGCATTGGTTTAATATTAGTGTCACATTTATCAAGAGCTAAAGATGGTAATAAAGGATATGAAGATGGTCTTCAAGTTTCTATGAACAGTCTTAGGGGCTCTGCTTCTATTGCACAATTATCTGATATGGTGCTGTCTTTGTCCAGAAATTTGCAAGATGATAACAACATAGCACAAGTCAACGTTTTGAAAAATAGATTCAGTGGTGAAACAGGAAAAGCTTGTGATTTACATTACAACTTAGCAACAGGATGTCTTGTAGAAACTGAAATTGGAGTTAACAATGATTTTGCAGCGTAAAGAGCACAAAAAATTAAAAGCAGTAGCTATGAGTTGGACATCTTATATTATAGCTCATTTATTTAAAGCAAAACTGCAGCGTGACAGTCTTATAATAGTGTTAGTACCTAGTAAAGAAGTGCAGTCTTTTGTAGACAAGTCTATTGCTTTAATGTGTGAGCAATCATATGAAGCGTGGCAATTAGAAACTAGAATAGCAACAGTACATTAATGAAATATAAAAAAATAAGTCCCCCATTAGTTTTAGGCGATAGAAAATACTTTAAATATCTTATTATTTGGGAAGATATCGTTGGCGATTCTACTATTTCAGATTTTTCTGGATTAGAATGTGCCACAATATACTCAGAAGCTTACGTGTATAAAAAAACAAAAGATTACCTTTATTCTTTTGCAAGTTACGATAAAAAAGACCCTGCTTTTGGTGATAGAAATGTCTACCCAATAAGTGTAATTAAATCTATAACAAGGATATAACATGAGATACATATTTGATATTGAAACGGATGGCTTTTTAGATGTAGTGTCTAAAGTTCATTGTATTATTTTAAAAGACATTGATACTAATAAAATATTATCACTAACAGTAGATGAAGCTGTTAAAAAGTTAACAACGGCAAAATTAGTTATTGGGCACAATATTATTAAATATGATATTCCAGTGTTAAAGAAATTGTTTATTAATTTTGTAGACTTTAAAGCTGAGGTGTTTGATACTTTAGTAGCAACAAGATTATTATTTCCAGATGTTAAAGAAAAAGATTTTCAAAGAAAAGATTTTCCTAGAGATTGCATAGGCCGCCATAGTTTAAAAGCATGGGGACACAGACTAGGTGATTACAAAGCACAGTTTGATACAGATTGGAAGACTTACTCTCCAGAAATGTTAGAGTATTGTATTCAAGATGTAGAAGTAACACATACCTTATATAAAATGATTGAAACAAAAGGGTATTCTGTCAGTGCGATGAAATTAGAACATGATGTAGCTGCTCTAATATACAAACAAGAATTACATGGTTTTACTTTTGACACAGATAATGCAAAGAAATTATATTCCAAATTAAATGCTAGAAGAATTGAAATAGAAGATGAGTTGCAAGTATTGTTTCCACCTGAAATAGTTAAGACACCTTTTATACCTAAAGTAAATAACAAAGCTAGAGGGTATACTAAAGGTGAAGTATTTTATAAAGAAAACACAGTGGTATTTAACCCATCCAGCAGACATCACATTTCCGCTAAATTAATTGAGCGATATGGCTGGAAACCAAAAGAATATACTGATGATGGTAAACCAAAATTAGATGAAAGTGTTTTGTCACAACTTCCATATTCAGAAGCTAAAACACTGTGTGAACATTTTTTATTAGACAAAAGAATTGGGCAACTAGCAACAGGAGCACAAGCGTGGTTAAAACATGAACGTGGTAATAAAATACACGGGGTGTGCAACACAAACTCCACTGTTACTGCCAGAGCAACTCACTCATACCCAAACATGGCACAGATACCCAGCGTGTCCGTACCTTTTGGTAAAGAGTGTAGAGCTCTATTCACAGTTCCGACTGGTAAAAAGCTTGTAGGCGTAGATGTCTCTGGCTTAGAAGTGAGAATGTTGGCTCACTACATGGCTAGGTACGATAAAGGAGACTATGCAAAAATTGTGTTAGATGGTGACATACACACCGAAACACAAACTTTAGCTGGTTTAGATTCCAGAGACCTAGCCAAGCGTTTTTACTACTGCTTCCTCTATGGCGGCGGTGTTAAGAAAATAGCTGATGTTACTAATAAATCCATTGCACAAGCATCCACGATTAAGAAAAGATTCTTAAATGGGCTGCCTGCATTAAATAAATTAATAACAGATGTGCAGAGTGCTTCTGAAAAAGGTTATTTAATTGGTCTTGATAAAAGGCACATTAAAGTACGCTCATCACACGCTGCATTAAATACTTTATTACAATCTGGTGGTGCTATTATTTGTAAACAATGGTTAATCGAATTTAATAAATTAATACAAACATACACAGACGTCCATCAAGTTGTCTGGGTACACGATGAAATACAAATTGAGTGTCCTGAAAAGGATGCTGATACAATAGGAAAGTTAGCTGTCGATGCCATTAAACGAACAGGCGAACTATTTAATTTAAGACTTCCTCTAACAGGGAAATACAAAATAGGAAACAACTGGAGTGAAACACATTAATGACAAAAGCAAATAAAAAGTTTGATATTGATTTAAAATATGGACAGGACAGAGAAAACAGAACGGAACAGATATTAACGGAAGGAAAATTAGAAGTTAAAACTGAACGGGACTGGTGGCAAAAGACCGGCAACATTGCAATTGAAGTTGAGTCGTATGGTAAACCTTCAGGTATTATGGCTACCGAAGCAAAGTATTGGGTTCATATTTTAGCAGATGGTAATAAAGATTATTGTAGATTAATTTTTGACACGAGTACCGTTAAGCGTTTAACTAAGAAGTATATAAAAAATATTAAGAATGGTGGTGACGGGTGGAAAAGTAAATTTGTCCTGATACCCTTATCTGAAATATTTGAAGCAAAAAATTTAAAATGAAAACACACAAAGGAGAATAACATATGAGTAGAAAAAGAGTATTACTAATTGATGGCGATATTTTAATTTATAAAATTGCTACAATGAATGAAGTGAGCACCCACTGGGGGGATGGGCTTTGGACTTTACATTGTGATTTAAATGTTTGTAAAAATGATGTTGAAAACGAAATAGAAAAATTAGGGGCTGATTTAGAAGCAGACGATTACATCATGGCGTTAACTGATACACATAATTTTAGAAAAGATGTTATGCCTACTTATAAAGCCAACAGAAAAGATAAAAGAAAACCGATGGTGTTAAATGCATTAC